GTACAGTAGGTTCTCCAGCAACATCAGGAAATCTCTTTGCTGGTTGATTAGTAACTGTTGCACCAGAACCATCAGTAGGCGCCTGGACAGATGCAGGTACTGTTGGTGCACTTGCTAACTGTGCAGGTGTTCGAATATCTTGGAATCCATCTTGTGGTGTTTCTGTTTGTAATGCAGCCGTCATAGGAATACCAGGCATCACACCAAGATAACCAGGAAACTGACCAGAAGGACCATCAAAGAAGAAACCAAAGATATATGAACCTTCTTTTGGTGTCTTAAAATCATCGGCATTATTGCCGGGTAGTATTGGATGAGCCCATGGTAAATCTTCAGATGGTATTAGTTTTAAGTTTGGTGTGTGCCAACCGAATATACGAACTTGCACACGACCAATCTTCAAAGGATCATTTCTATTTTCTACAACTCCTAACCACCAGTAGAAGCCGTCCATACCAAGAAAGTTATTTTTAATTATCATGTAATACCTTTAACAGTATTTTGCCATATTGTTGAATTATTATCTGGTGTTACATATTGCTTAGTTGCTGAGTCTTTGACAATTTCCAATGTAGTCAGATATGAATCCATCTTAATTGTATGTTTAACAGCAGATATTAGATATTTACCTGAATAAAAATCATCAGGCTTCTTATCTTCTTTCCTTGGTGTCATTGATAATAGATTAAAATTGATTGTTACACCTGCGGCTGCGCCTGGATCTCCATCAATTACTAGTTTGATCTTGTTATAATTTGATAACGAAAGCTGTGCAGTTCTATTTGGTATATAAGTCTCTAAGAAAATATCATGTGCATATGAACCTGGCTTATTACCAATGTAAGGAACATCTTTTTGGCCAGAATTTCCTGTTGACATTTTAATAACTGCTTGTGGTGTTTCATAAATTGCATCACCAAATCTATTTTTAGCACCATTTACGATTGGATATTTATTCAAAGATGTAGACTGACTAAAGTATTTTGAATAATTAAAATCGGTTACTTTATATCTCTGTAATAATGGGTCTATACTTATTAATTGATTTGCAAATTGTCCAGAATTGATGGCGTCTAAAGTATCAACTGTGTTTATAAACTTGTATGATATAACTGAATAGAATTTTTGTTGTGTTGATTGACTTTTTTTATCCACGTTCTTAGGTTCATAGTTATAATCTCTGTATACATTTTGGCCAAATAATGTTTGTAGTGACTTAAAATTAAATCCATACTTGTTTTCAAAGAACAACATATCAGCACCAATTACACCAGAAGATGATGATCGTGCATACGTTGATAACCAGTTGATGGCTTCAAATGGCTTAAAATTTGGTACAATAAGATCGTAAATACCTTTTGTTATTTCAATATTGACTGCTTTGGTATTTGGTACTTTTAAATAATTTTTGGTAATATCGATAATAATATCTGATATTTTAGTTGCAGGATACGATTTACTCACCTTATACTGTTCAGATAGTATCAATTCTTCAGAACAAAAATACAACACATAACCTTCAGTTTGCATATTACCAACTAACATACGATCAGATATCTTATATACTCTAAACAATATATTGATATCCATGTTTTTATCAGAAGCTTTAGTGAATATTACTCTGATGTATTCATTACCAGTTAAGTGAAACTTCTCAATAAAACCTTCCGCTTCAGATATAATCAATCGACCTGTAACTGTATTACTAAAAATATCTTCAAAATAAGATAATTCAACCAAACTATTCTTTAAATCAAACGGTCCAATTGAGGCTGATAGTAAGGTGAGTGATTTAAGACTATAATCTTGTGGATAAGTTACACCGGATTTATCAGCGGTGGGAAAAATTGCTGCCATTTTATTTACTCATTAATGTGTCGAATTCTTGTTCAAATTGGCCAGCATATATTAAATTGATAATATTGATTGTTCTTTTTGCCTCATTTTGTTCAACTTCATATGTATATAAATTAACTGGTGTTTTATCTATTGTAATTGTACATGATGCGCCACTAGGTAAATTGTATGTATTTGTACCTGTAATTAAATTTATATAGGTGTTAGAGTCTATTGTATAATTGATAGTAGTTGTTGTGCTTGTAGAACTATCATACGATGTGTATATTTTTCTGTATGATTGTATTGTAGACTGTGTATAGGCAATAACAGATTGATTATTTGATGTCGCTACATCATGATATTTTTTTGTAATATAAGCCTCAAATTGTTGAGCTGAAAGTGGCCATTCCCATTGTGGATCCATTAATTGATTTGCAAATAGTACTAACCAATATCTATATGGATTTCCATAATATTTGCTAGCAACAATCTCTGGTGTATCACCATCCTGTATATCATATTTGTAGAATAAAGCTGGATTGTTTAGTAAATTCTGTAAAATACTAGCACGAGCCAACAAATTAGTAGCAACAGTTGGATTATTATTGTTGTCTAAAGTAATTATTTTAGGTAAAGTGTCAAAATATAACATTAACGTACCGCCTTATTGTCGAAAAGACCACGATGCATAATATCTGTTTCTTTGAAACTCAACGTCATTCTTGTTTGTATTGGACCGCCATCTGTATATGCTGCCCATCCGTTTGGTGCATAATCTAAACTTATATCTTCAAGAATACAATTACCAACTTTATATAGATAAGTATTTTCGTTACCATTAGTCGAACCACCAGTCAAAGATGGTGCAATTGCTTGGCCCACAGCACCTAAACTACCTAAAATTGAATTTACAGCTGCTCCAGCGGGTGTATTATTATTTCCACCACTAAATTGTAATTTAATTTGAAATATTGATGGCATCGTGAAGTATTGACCACTTGAACTACCTTTTGTTGCGCCTTGTATTGTTGGCAAAAAAGCTCTAGTAAATCTGTCAATAATTGTTTTTACTGTCTGTGCTTCTGTTTGACTTTTTGGTGTAAACAAAAATTCCATTTGAAAACTACGTAAACCAATACCTTTATACAGTAATTGTAACTGTGGATTAATAGCATATCCGCCTGCTCTTAAGAGAACATCACTACCATTTGAACCGCCCGTGGCTACATTTAATCCTGCACCTGCTAAATCTAAAGCTGCTGGACCTGAAAGTAAGTTTTTTGCACTATCTTTAAAACCAGCATCTTTTGTCTCATATACGTCTAAAACCGCTGAAGCGATTCTACCTAATTTACCCAATTCATCAGTTAAACTAAATTCTTGCCAACTGGCGTTGTAACTCATACTCAACGTTTCAGGCATATATAATGTAATATTATCAGTAATAGTACCAATTGGTGGTTTCAATGTAGCCTGTATACCTTTTTTTGCTACTCCATTAAAAGCATTACCAGCCGCATCAGCAATGTTTGTTATACCTTCAGTTATTGCAGATCCGGCGGCTGAAATTGTTCCTCCAATACCTTGTGCATTTGAAATAGTAGATAAGGAACTAGAAACGCCTGACGTAATATTATCAAGTGTGGTTTTCGTTTGTTCTGATAATGAGGTTGGATCTATATCTAATATAGTGAAAAGTACAGAATGGGCTCTAGCAGGATTAGAACCAAGATCATTTGGATATTGATATTGATTTGATCCTGACGATTTACCATATAGTGATCCCAATGGACCTTTTAGTATTCCACCAGGAATTGAGACTCCACCGATTGATGTTGGTATACTTATTATTGCCATTGGTTGTTTTTAATTAGAATGAATCTTATATTTATATGGCTTACTCAGGACGATTTACACCTAAAAATCCAGCAAAGTATGTGGGTGACTACAAAAATATTATATATCGCTCATCGTGGGAAGCGAGGTTTATGCACGAATTTGATATTAGAGATTGGTGTATATCTTGGGCTAGTGAAGAAATTATTGTACCTTATAAATCTCCAATAGATGGTAAATGGCACAGGTACTTTGTAGATTTTGTTATAAAAGTAAAAAATAGTAAAGGTGAAATAGAAACTTGGATGATTGAAGTCAAACCAAAAAAACAAACCAAACCACCAGAACCACAAAAAAGAATGACAAAAAAGTATTTAACAGAAATAACTACTTGGGGTGTTAACGAAGCCAAATGGAAATCAGCTATTGAATATTGTAAAGACCGAAAATGGAAGTTTGTAATTTTTACTGAGGATCAACTACCCAAGGTATGAACTAAATAACTCATGGCATCAAAACTAACAAAAATTGCAGAAGAAAGAAGTGCTCTCAAAGCAGAGATACTGAGTCGTGAGTCCGTCAAATGGTTTATGACCAAGATGGCAAACTTAAAAAACACTTCTCGTATACCAAGTACAATTAAAAAAGAAGAATTTAGATACACTCGTTTTATCAAAGGCGGTCTGTTTTTCTTTTATTATGATCCAAAAACCAAAGAAAAGTTACCATATTATGATAAATTTCCGTTGGTATTGATACTGGAGAAATATGAAGATGGATTCCTAGGATTAAATTTACATTATCTACCAATTAAATACCGAGTGGCATTTTTGAATAAACTCTTGGAATACGGCAGGTTCGATCAAGACGGAGATCCGGTTCGTATACGTATCACTTATGATATCCTATCGACCGCCAAGCGGTTTAAAGAGTTTAGGCCATGTATTAAGAGATACCTAACGAATCATGTACAATCTAGGATACTTGCCGTTCAACCTAATGAGTGGGAGACGGCAGTATTCTTACCAGTACACCAGTTTAAGAAAGCCAGAGCAGATACAGTCTGGAAAGAATCAATAGAAGAAATAAGGAAACCATAATGGCCGGAAGTATTAACAGCTTTATTACAAGTTTTCAGAAAGATTTGGCTCGGCCGAATCGTTTTGATGTAAGTATTCCTATTCCTTTAACACTTATTCAATATAGAAATATTGCACAACAATTGACTTTTCGTTGTGAAAATGCCAATTTACCTGGCCGTACTATCAATACGACCGATCAAAAGATTTATAATATTGTAGAGAAGTTTCCAAATCAAACATCATACCAAGATATGGATCTAACATTTATTGTTGGTGGTGATATGGCAGAAAAACAATTTTTTGATTCTTGGTTAGACTTAATCAATCCAAACACAAACTTCAATTTCAAATACAAAGGCGATTATACCACATCAATTACTATCAATCAATATGATTTACAAAACAATTTAACCTATACGGTTGAATTAATTGATGCTTTTCCAATTGCTGTTAATCAGTTAGACTTGGATTGGTCTAATGATGGTGTACATAAATTGACTGTAGTATTTGCTTATACTTACTGGAAAAACAATTCACTCAATAATGTATTGCAATCTGCACTTACTAGTGGTATTAGTGGTGGTATATCGCAGATTACAGGTGGTAATGGATTAGGTGGAAATTTATTTTAATGAGGAGATAATATTATGGCTTTGCCAAAAATTGATGTGCCAGTTTATGAACTGGATTTACCGGTGTCCAAAAGACACATTAGATACAGACCGTTTCTAGTCAAAGAACAAAGAAATTTGTTAATGGCTTTAGAAGCAGATGATACTGAAACGATTGAACAAAATATTCGTCAGGTACTTATTAATTGTACCATTGGTGATATTGATGTTGATTCTTTACCTATCACAGACGTTGAGTATTACTTCCTACAACTACGAGCAAGATCAGTTGGTGAAGTGATACAAAACAAATACAAATGTAATAATGAAGTTGATAATAAAGAATGTGGTAATATCATGAATGTTGATGTTAATCTATTAGATATCAAGGTTGAAATTAATCCTGATATTAAAGACGTTATACAGATCACTGATAAGATTTCTATTAAGTTGAGATATCCAGAATTTTATGTCGTAAAAAGATTTGCTAAAACAGAATCTGCTGCTGATATGGCATTAGATATGGTAGCCGAATCTATTGAATGGATCTATGATGGTGAACAATATTATTATTCAAAAGAAGCTGATCCTGCTGAATTGATTGAGTTTGTTGAGTCTTTAAATCAAGAACAGTTTGTTAAGTTAGAAGAATTTTTTAACAACCTACCGATATTAAATAAGAAAGTAGAAATGAAATGTTCAAAGTGTGGATTTGACCACTCTATTGACGTTGAAGGTTTAGAAAGTTTTTTCGCTTAATATTTCGTCATGATAACTTAGAAAATTATTACCGCACTAACTTTGCATTGATACAACACCATAAGTATAGTCTAGCGGAACTTGAAACGATGATACCGTGGGAACGTGACATATATGTTGCCATGTTAATTCAGTATATAGAAGAAGAAAACGAAAAACTCAAACAGAAAAAGGCAGAAGCACGTAGATGATAACCAAACAACTAGGCAAGATTACGTTTGCTTGGGAACCTTCTGCCTTTAAAGGTAGGGGTTATTGGTTTGTGCTCGGTAAAAATGGTGGTCTTGGTCGTGCAGCTAGTAAAAAAGAATCGACTACTCTAAAGGTTCCAAAAGAACAAAATCAAAAACAAGAAAAAGAAAAAGAAAAAGAACCACCACAACCTACTTCTAGACC